GTTTTGGTAAGACTCAATCAGCAGAAAATAACTTTTTAGGTCTTCAAGCTACACCTTCAGAAGTTGCAAGAGGTGAGTCTGAAAGAAAACTGACTACCGAATTTAGAGGTCAAGGTGAACAAGTAGAAGAAGCAGACTTTAAAACATTTGATAATATCAGAGCAATGATGATGCAATACAAAAAACAATGGAACGATAATTTCTTAGGTAGGAAAGGTATTGTAAATGCAAGCAGTATTCAAGAAGCAATAAAAATGCTACAAGCTGAAGATTATGCAACCAATCCGAATTATGATAAAAATGTATTAAGGATTATTGATCGTGCTATTAAGGAAGGGTGGTTTTAAATTATGACAGATTCAAATTTGCAGTTTTCAGATACAGATAAAAAAGACAGTAATTTAGAATTTAGTGAAACAAATAATGATGCTAACTTAGAATTTGGCAATCAAACACAAACTAATAATTTAGAGTTTAGTTCTGAAAAAAAAGAACCTACGACTAATCAAAATGAAACTAATTTTAAAACAGATTTTGGTAGTAGTTTATTTAACGAGAACCTAAGTCTTATAGATTTTAATACTGAGTTTGATTTTAGTGATACTGTTAACAGCTTATTTTTAAATCAAAATGATATTTTTGATTTTAAAGAACAAGATTTTAGTATTACTAGAAAAATATTTGAAGATTTTACAGTTAAAGATGAAGAAGAAAAAGCTGCTTCTGTCTCACCTGCAATATTAAATTACTTAACTATGTTTGATTTTCTTCAAGGAAATCAATTCTCTGATATGGGTTTTAGTAATAAGCCTATTGAAAGACCTAATGATTTAAAAAACATTAACAAGTTAATGAAAAAAGAATTAGGTTATTCATATAATCAATTCAATAATAATTTAATACCAAGAGATGTTTTAGAATCTGATAAGTTTCAAAAAGGATTATTAAATATAAGAAAGTTTTATGAAAATAAAAACTTTACAATTACAGACTTAAAAGCTAGTAATGCAAGTGAATTAGAAAAATTAACAAAAGGATTGGGCATTGAAGTTGGTGGTGGTATTGCTGCTGATGTTGCTTTAGCACCACTATTAGGTTTTGGTCCTTATGGAATAGGGTCTTATCTTATTGGACAATTTAGTATTGGTTATGGTTTAAATATTGAAGCACAAAAACAAAGAATAGGTAGAGAAAATTTAGCAGGTGATAATAGCAAAATAAGTCAAGCAGAAGCCATATCAGCAGGTCTGATACAAATGATTCCATTTGGTGTAACTGCAAAAGGTTGGAAAGGTATAAGAAGAAGTGCTGCTTTTGGAGGTAGTTTAAGTGTTAGTGAAACTTTTTTAAGAGATATACTTGGAGATGAAGTAGCACCAGAAGAATATTGGTTATCACTTGGTCTTGGTACTACTTTTGGAGGTAGTTTTAAAGGTGCAGTAGAAGGCTTAGATAATATAGTAACTAAATATAAAGGAAAAACTATTAAAGAAATTGATAGTAGTTTGACTAATAAAGAAAAGAAAACTATTAACGACTCTGTAGAAATTATTGACGAAGCTAACGAAGCTATTAATACAAAATTAGAAAATGAAGGAGTTAGTAAAACTGATCTTGAAAATGAAATCAAAAGCCAAACTACAGGTGAACAAGTAAAACCACAAACAGAGGGGGGTGAAGTAAGAACTTATGTAATGCCTTCTGCTTATAAAAATACAAAACCTAATTATGGTAGTGCCAAAATTATTTTTGAATCTGATTTTGATAAGATGGCATATTCTTTAAGACTTGGCAAGAAAGCACCTGATACTCAATTTAAGATAGATAAAGAAAGAAAAATATTACAAACATTTATAAGTCAAGGTTTTACAGAAGCAGAAATTAGAAAACATGGTGCAGAACTACATAAAAAAGTAAAAGCTTTTGTTACTGAAAAAACAGGTAGTGCTACAGCATCACCTTCTAATACAAAAGGATTAGTTATAGAGATTCCAGCAGATATAACATACAAAGATCAAGTAAATACTGTTTTAAATAAAACTCCAAATAAAAAACTAGACTTAGGAGATGTTAATAAGAATCCACAAAAAGCTAGTTTTATTGAAAAAAATCCAAATTTAAAAGAAGGTCAACAAGAATTTTTAGCAGCAAACATAAGAAAGAAAAAAAATGAAAATACTTTTCCTTCAATAACACAAAGAAAATCACAACAAGAAACAAAAGCAAAAGCTTTAGATTTACTAGCAGGTAATAAAACACCTAAAGATGACAATGTTGTTAGTATTGCTAATTCAAAATTATTAAAAGAAAGACATCAACTTAAAGCAAAACTGTATGATGAATTTCCAGATGATGAACAGATTTATGCAGAAGCACAAGAAATTATTTTGCAAACAGAAAATGTTGCAAAGATAAACGACAAACTAATGGAGACTTATAAAACTAAGAATTCAAAACTAATAGAAGCAGAAATAAACAATCTTATAGAAGCATTAGATGAAGTAGATGATTGGTTAACAATGGGTCTTAGTACAAGAACTAGAGTTGCTAGAGCTTTCAAGACTATGGGTATGAAGCCAGATGTAGGTTTAGAAGGTAAAAAGCCAGCAGAAATAATGGACCTTACACCAGCACAAAAGAAAAAATTACAAGAAGAATCTATAGATGTATCACCAGTTTTAAATGAGTTAATACAACAAAATGTCGATTTAAAGAATGACATGATAGATGCTGTTAGACGAGCTAATCAAACAGGAGATTATTCTGAACTAATAAAACAATCACAATTAATAAAAGATATATCAGGAGATGTAAGAAATTTAGTTGCAGTTAAAAGTGGTAATGCAATTAATGTATGGAAAATTGCTGATGGTTTTGGTCGAGTAATGAATGAGATTGGTATTAATGCAGTTTTATCAGGACCAAGCACACAAAAAGTAAATTTATTTTCTGGTCTTGCTATGACCTTTATGCGTTCATTAAATAATTTTGCAGGTGCGAATAATGTTACGGAATTAAAAGCTGCTAAAGAACATTTATTTGCTTTATTTTACAACCTTGATTTTGCAGCACAGACATGGAAAAGATCATGGGATATGGAAGATAATTTTGTGAATGTTGGCAACATGAAAGGTCAAGTTAGTCAAAGATTTATGATTTCTTCTGATAATCAAGGAAGTTTTGGAAGACTTGCAGATAAAGCAATAGAACCAATCGCAAGAAAAACTGGTCTTATTCCATTAGATGCACCATATTTTCCTTTTAATGCTATTGATTTTACTGGTAAAACATTAAGGTTACCTAGTAGATTAATGACAGCAAATGACGCATTAATACAAACTCCTAACATTATTGGTGCTACAGCATTTTATTCTTTTAACGAAGGAATGAAAAAAGGTCTTAGTGGGTCAGAGCTAAGTAGATATGTAAAAAGCAACATTGATGGAGTTATACATTATATTTTAAAAGGTCAAGAAGGACCTATAGGCAGACTTGTAGACCCAGAGTTAGGTGCAGGTCCACAACAATTCATTCCTGATCTAGTAACAGAAAGAATACTTTTAAAAGCTAAAGAATTTGGTAAACAAATAACATTTACACAAGATATTAGAACAGAAGATGCTTTTGGTAGGGGTGCAGACTTTATTAATAATATGGCTATAAAAAATCCTCTTGTAAGGTTTTGGTTAAAGTTTACAAGAAGTCCTACAAATATGTTTAAAGAAGCAGGTAGATATTTACCTTTTGTCAATACACCTATGGTAGTAAGGTTTCCTGACCAATTACCTTTTAAAGCTGGATTTGGTATAGATGAATTTTATCAAAACAAAATAGGAGGTGAAAGACAAAACCTTAATTTTGTAAATGAATTTTTATTGCCAGAAATAAGGGCTGACTTAGCAAGTCCTGACCCTTTAGTACGTCAAAATACAGTTGGTCAAATAAGAATGGGTTATGCCTATGCAAGTCTTTTGATGTTGGCTGCACACAAAAACAACGAAGATCCCCATGTAGGTGGTGAACCACCACATATGTTTTTAACAGGTGGTGGTCCTAATTTTTATAATAAAAATGGTGCTGTTGAATGGATTTCTAAGTACAAAGATGGGTGGAGACCATATAGTGTTGCTACTTTAAAATATGATGAAGATGGAGATATAGTTTATAGAAATGGTAAACCTGTTTATGTTTATAAAAGTTTAGAAGGCATACCTGACCCTATGGCTTCTCTTGTAAGAATATTTTTAGACTTTGCAGAGATGGCTCCAATGTCCCGTGACGATAAAAATATTGGTGAGTTTATAAAAGTTTGGATTGCTTTTGCAGGTAGAAATATGTTTAACAAAACTTATACATCACAACTTAACGAACTTCTAAATATTATTGCAGCAGTACCAGATTTAGGAGAAAATGCAGACCCAGAAGAAGGTGTAGATTATACAAAGAAAAGATGGTTTGATTATATTGGCAGACAAGTTGGTAATAGTATTTTGCCTTATTCTTCTTTATTAAAAAGAATAGCTAGAACACCAGAAGACATTTTAAATATTATGGGTGTAACAGATGAACTAGCAAAAATAAAAGCTATAGAAGAAGGTGATTATTCTGATTTAAAATGGTTCTTAAAACCAGATACTAAAACTAGGGCAGGTGATACTGCAAATGAAAATGTAGATTATGGTGACGAGGAATTTAATAAAGTAAATGCTTTTATGCAAATAGCAGACAATATTCTTAATAAAATAAGAGAATCAGTTGGATATAATCTTGGTGGTACAGGAGTTCCACAAGTAGAACATATTACGAATGAATTTGTTACTTATCCGCAAAGGGCAGGTTTTGAATTGTTTTCAACAACTCCTATAAGTGAAAGTAAAAATTTTAGATTGTATGAAGCTACAGCCTTAATAGGAAGAATGATGTCTCCACCACCAGAAGTTATAAGAGGGTCTAATTTTACAGGAGTAGGTTCAAAGAATTTTGTACCAAAAAAATTAGATAAAAAAGAATATAGTAAATTACAAATTTATGTAAATACTGTTGAAATTAATGTTGGTGGTCCTAATAAAATAAATATCAAAGAAGCTATGAATAGATTTTTTGATAGTGATATTTACCAAAAAGCCAAAAAAACAATCGAAGATGAAGGTAGAGATTCAGATTCGGGTCAATTAGCAGCAGAACTTATTTTTAATGAAATGAATAAAATTAATACTCAATTTATAAAAGCAGGTATTAATCTTTATAGACAGAAAGAGATGTCAGAAACAGAATTTAACGATAGGATAAATGCAAAGCAAAAAATTAAGAAAAAGTTTTTTGATAAAATGAATGAAGATTACAAAAACTTTAACTTAGGAAGTTAACTATGGCTACTAACACATCTGCTACATCACAGAATCATAATGGTACTGGTAGTCAAGCTAACTTTGCTATATCATTTCCGTTCTTATTAAATAGTGAAATTGAAGTTACTGTTGGTGGAGTACTTAAAACACTAGGAACTCATTACAATATCGTAGGGTCAGAAGTTCAATTTACTTCTGGTAATATACCTGCTAGTGGTACAGCAAATATTGTTTTTAATAGAGATACAAATATAAGTACAAAAAGAGTTGACTTTGAAGATGGTAGTGTTCTTACAGAAGCAGACCTAGATAATAATGTAAACCAAGTTTTATTTGCTCAACAGGAGTTATCTAATGATTATGTAAAAAGAGATGGATCGCAGACAGTTACAGGTAATCTTGTATTTGAAGGTTCTGCTGATGATACTAATGAAACAACACTAGCGATCACAAACCCTACTGCTGATAGAACAATTACTGTACCTGATAGATCAGGAACAATTATTACATCAGGAGATACAAGCACAGTAACCAATACTATGCTTGCTGGTAATAGTGTTGATAGTTCAAAAATAATTGATGGCAGTATTGTTAATGCTGACGTAAATGC